TGTCTATGAAAGATGAATATCCACCTTTTATGGAATTTGCTGGTATGATTATTACTGCTCTTGGTTTCTTTCCGGATGTTTTACGCAAATGTTCTAAGGTTTTGTCTACTGTTTATCGTGATTTTAATCATTACAAACAGGCTGTCCTGAATTTGGATGCTGATTTGACATGTTTAACTTCTGCTGCTCATGTTAATTTAGGTGTGCAAGCTACGGCTGCATATTATAATTGGTTAGGTCGTACTAATACTGTTCATGCGTCAGAGGTTGAGTTGCTTTTAGGTTTTCTACAAAACCAAGTTCATGTTGAATATGCTGACTTACCAATATATGACAAAGAAGTGTTTTTCGATTTTACCAATTATAACATGTAGGGGTTTGGTATTTATTATTTGTTCTTTACAAAACTGCCTCCCTTAAGTTTTCGCCCTTCTAAAGCTTCCTTAAAGAAGAAATGTCAATTCCCTCTGAAACGGCTGCCGGACGTGCTTGGTCCGAAAAGTATTTACATCCACCATCCGTCAAGCGTAATGGATACATCGCAACACCCGACAACAACATGTCCCCCGTTTGTACCCTCGAGCTCGACAGTATCACCAACATTTCACCAATTTTCTACGCTGGAGACACCGTTCCACCAACCCAATATTATTCAACTGACTTGTTCTTTTTGCAATCATCTGGTGCCCGTGTCGTGTGTTATGTCTTTGTCCGTAGTCCCACCTACCTCTCTGGTAATTGGGTTCTCCACCCCCAAACTCCCGCTGTCACGTTCGATCAGTATGACTTCGATGGGTCCTGGGGAGCTGATGTCCAGCTTCAGCGATTAGGTTACAAAAGTTGTACTTATTATTTAAATGCAACACAATTTAATGATCAAGGTACTGTGACAATTGCACAGTTTCGTCCTAATATATTTAATTCTAATATTACGGTTCCACCTCCTCTTGACACACATCCACCATTATTTAAGAGGATGAACGGTAGTAATCCTGCTGATTTTAACACCCAGATTATCGATATGGCTCACGTTGAAGGCGGTGCTTTTACTGGCGCTTACGTTCCTTCTACGTCCACTATGGTTCAACAATCCTCACCTAAAGCTGTTTCACATATGGCTCGTGATGGTTGTTTTGTTCCTCAACATTGGTCACAACCTATCAATACATTTTTCAATCAGCCTGATACGGCCGATGGTTCTGAATATGATCTCATCCAGACTTACATTCGCTTTTTAACTGGCGATGGTAATAGTCATCTTGTGCCTCTTAATAATGCACCTTTATCTTCACCTGGTTTATTACATCAATATTCTGATACTGTTTGGTCTGATTTCACATGGGCCATGGTTATGTTTACTGGTTTATCGGTGCCTACCGGTGAGGGTTTGGCGAATGCACCTTACATAACTGTTAAATCTTATGTTGGTGTTGAAGTGCAACCTGCACCAAAATCGTCGTTTGTTTTCTTTCAAGCTGCTGCTCCTATACCTGATGATAAGGCTATTCATGCTGCCGCTGGTGTTGTTCATCAAAAACCTGATGGCTACCCGTCTTCAGCCAATGATTTTGGATCTATACTTGGTTTAGTTACCACCTATGTGCCTAAAATTGTCAACTGGTTGTCTAATGCTTTTTCTGCAAATAAACCAACTGTTGCCCAAGTTGCACCCATTGTCGAGAAGGCTGTTGCTAAAATTGAAAAGAAAAGACCATCTCGTATACCCACACCTCGTTCTTATCCCAAGGTACAACAAGTTAAAAGCTCTCAACGACAAATTGAGGCTGCTTTACGTGCTTTTCATGCAGTTAAACCTAAAAATAAAAACGCTGCTAAGAAATATTCCGTCAAACAAGTATCTAGTATCAACAATGGTCCAAATTTACCACGCG